TAATTGAGTATAATAATTAGCAAAATAAATACTCGTTTTAGGATAGCCAAAACTATAAGTCAAAATACGTTCAAATTTTTCTCCCCAATCTATATTATCCATCTTTATAATTATTAATTAATATTTATTGAGTATATAATAACAAAAAAAGTGCCAAGAAAAAAGCATGTCAAAAATGTCACAACTATTAGAATCTCATGTTTTTTAGGGTCATTTTGACATGACTTATCTTCACGCTTTTCTTACATAGCCGTTGTTCACTGCTTGGGCATAGAACTTCTTCGAGTTCGTCCCGTTGTCCTTCCCCAGGTTCTTTCTCTTGATTAACTTATACTTTTGTAACATAAAAACAGCGTTTTTAGTTGAGAGTTGACAATTGACAGTTGAGAGTTATCTGTCCGGGACCTAAACTGTCAACTACCCTTTGTCAACTGGTTCATGGGCAAAAATGGAGGACTGGATACATACAGAGGTTGTATATACGGGTTGTTTTGCATAATTATGCAGAAAAGGGTGGGAAGTGTGGGATGGATTGTATATTTTTGCATTTGAAAAAATTGGATTCCATGCAACAGCAGTACGAATTGAATTTGGACGTTGAGACCAAAGGCGAGGGCATCAGGCACAGGCGTACCCGCGTATCCGTGCAGGCGGCGGGAGGCAAGACCAGCCGGCAGGAGCATGTGTACAGGCGTAACCGGGAGCTGATCGCCCGTTATTACTATTGGACGGAAATACGCCGGAGGCGTTTTGACGACGTGATGCGCATCCTGTCGGAGGAGTTCCATGTGGAAGACCGCACGATCAGCAACGCCTTACTTGACTTCGGTGATTACCTGGACGGTTTGTACAAAGGCAAGAAAGATATACGGGAACTGAAAAAGGAATACCCGTATCGCAACTGGGAAAACTGAAAAGCGGGGCATCTGTCACCCCGCTTTTTTATTGGTATTCCTCAAAGGTAGTGCCATAGACGAGCGTGTACGTCTTGATGCCGCCGGCCATGACGGAAGGCCGTCCGCTCCGGCGGCTCAACGGCGAGAATATCTCATCCGCCGTCCACCCTTGCAGGCAATCGTGTACTTCGCTGATGACGGCATAACGGTCCAACGCCTTTTCCCTTACCTTTTCGGGTGCCTTGTTGTATGATTCCCCCTGGTAGGGGAAAGCTAATTTGAGTGTGATCTTTAAATCCACCAACTGGCACAGGTCGGTCAGGTCCCGGCAACCGGAATACTCGATGTCGATCAGGCAACAGGGGAAATCCACCGCCGGCCGCGTGGAATTGCCCACGTTCAACTGCCCCAGGTCTTCATCGATCCAACGGAGGGACGGAACCTCCTTTTCCAAACGGTCGCATAGCGAGACAAAAATGTCTTTGTTCATAAGCTGTTATTTTAATGTGTCGATATATCCTTCCAGCCGCTTGTGTATCTCTTCCGCCAGTTCGTCCGACCGCCCCATGAAAGGACGTGCCGGTATGTTCGCCTGGCGGGTGTGTTCTCTTACCTCTACATTCCCGTATTTGGAGGTATGGCGCACATGGGCGGGTACCGTTACCCGGCCGGTGAACCCTTCATTATGGACTTTGGCATAGTCCACCTTGTCGTTGCCGGCGGATATGACCACCTTGTCGCGCCCGACGTATGCCGGGCGGATGCTGCCCATCAGGTTGCCGCTGTCGATCAGGAGCGACCCGTTCCGGCGCGGAATCTTTGCCGGCGCCCACGGATTCCCGTCGAAAGCCTTCTCGCGGAAACGCTCCTTATAATAAGAGGTAGCGGTCTCGGCCACGATCTCGGCGGCATCGTCCAGTATCTTGTCCGGCAGGGAGCTTAAATAATTTTCCAACTCGTTGAAGTTCATATTGAAATATTTTATATGTTTGTACCAAGAAGTTTCTTCAGGACGTTTATCAACTGCAAGCACCTCGCGGATGACGGGGGCACGAGAGTCGAATATTGAATAAGAAAGCCCTGAAGGAATCAATCCGAAGTGGGAATCTGGCACCGGCCATCCAATCCGGCGAGGCGGAAACGTCACGTGTGGCGCATCCCAGTCGGCGGACGGACGCAAGGACTTATTCCCGCGATTTTTTTATCAATAATCCTCTTCTGTATCTCCAGCGTGGGTCAATCCTACGGCTTTTTTTCGTCTTATCCGCAATCTTGGCGTTCGGATAGATTTCAAACCAAGTGGCAATCCGGTAGTTTTTTGCGTCTGTCACATCGCAAATAACATTGATGACCTTCTCTTTATAAAATTTGATAAAGTTCATGTTCCGGAAATCCTTCGGCTTTACATAATCGTTTATCCATACTTCGTCCGGATGGGCCAACACGTCCGGTATGCAGTCCAACAAAGGTACCCGTGTCTTTGTGTACTTTCCGGATGTATGGCGCGTGAACACCTTTTCCGTCATCTCCACTTGACGTCCTTTGTAATCCACTATCCATTTGTGTTCGGACAGCCAATCCTCTTTTCTCCCTTCAAATGCTGCGGGGGCTTCAGTTGTGGCTTCGGCCAGTTTCTTGCCGAACGAATCCAGCCCGTAGTCGTTATAATACAGGTTACCGACAAGTTTGGAGGCTTTGTCCGGAAACTGTTGTATGTACATCTGATTGCGGGTGAACACCTCGGCTGTCTTTCCCCGGTTCACGTCCCAGTGCTGCACCTCGACCTGTTTCCACTCTTTCGTGTTGAAATAGTTGTCACAACGATCCTGTTCCGTTTTCAGATCCAGATCTTCTACCTCATGTCCCATAAGGGCGACAACGTAGCATCTACATTTCCACCCGTTCGGCGGGAATATCTTGTCCCACCTCGGATCATTGGCCGGAAGGACCAGTCCGTCCAGTTTCCGGTGTTCCTCCCTCACCTTGTCGTCCCCGGCCGTCTTGTACTCCCAATAAGGGAAAAGCTTCGTCTTCCCGACCAGCCGCTGGTAGTTGCTTGCAGACTCGGCGGTGAGGACCGCCGTTTCATATTCGGTCTGCTGCCACCGCTTATTGAAGACGTCCGTCGTCTGCAAGGCCTTTTTGTGGAACTCCTCGAAGCTGCCGCTTTCCCGGAACAGGCTGTTCAGTTCCTGAAGCTCCGCCAGCGTCTTGGCGGCGGAGAAGTGGAAGACATTCATTTCCATCGAGGTGATGAAAGCGTCGTCCCGTGCCCCGTATGTGAAAGCGGTATCGGCAAGCCCGACCACCTTGGAACGTCCCTTGCCGACGGCACGGACGAAGTCGTCCGCGAAGAAACGGAACAGTTCCGCGTCGAACAATGCCTTACCCCGGCTGTCCGCCACCCGGTTGATGATCCGGTTCTGCATCGTGTCGTCACTGAGGCGGATGCGGGCTTTGCCATCGGTCGCCCCGACTTGCGGGGCTCCTGCGAAAAAATCCCAAAGGCGGAGGAGCCAGCTCCGGTCGTTGTTCCGGATGGCGGCCGCTTTCCCTTCCGGGTCGTCCGGATCATTCGGGTCCGGAGGCAACACGAATGAGGGATGTTGTTCTTTCCGTGCGATGGCCTCGTCACCCTCCGGCTGCGGGATGTTGTATTTCTCGTACAGGTAGCTCTGCGGGATGGGCAGGATGTCGGAGAGCAGGACGGTTTCCTCGACGGAAATCTCCTGCGCCTTGTCCAGGAACTTGAACCTGCCACCACCGGCCGGATACCCCCGTTTCTCTAAGAGCGGGACGAAATACTTGTTCAACATCCGTTCGACAAACCGGCGGTCCGCCCGGTGCTTCTTCTCCTGCACAGCCATGTGGACCTGCCCCTGCGCGAGCGAGCTGCCGTCTTGCGTGGTCATGGTCTGGCCTAAGACGGTGATCAGTATCTCCTCGTTGCAGGCGTTGCGGAAATCGTTGTAAAGAGCGCCGTTCCCGGAACTGCTGAGTGTCGTCTGCGTGGCTTCCGTCTCCTTGGGTATGACCAAGTAGGGAGCCGACCCTGCCTCCTCGAATGCCTGGATAAGCGCCCGACGGCTCTGTTCGTCCATGCTGCTGTATTTCCCGATCCGCTGGGGCATACCGAAAAGCTCGACAAACTGTGCCCAGTCGCCGAAGCCTCCCCGTTTGTAGATGACGAAGGGGGCGGCACGCAGGAGGATGCCGAAGTCGTCGTCACTTCCGAACTGGATAATCAGGTCGTTGTCCGCGTAGGGTATCCCGTGCTCGTCCTCCTCCCGGATGGCGATCTCCTTGGTCTTTGTCCGGATATGCTTACGCGGGATGGACTTGAAACCGAACCCGTCCAGGAACAGGCATTCGACCAGCGACACGCCCCAGAAGCGCGAGAGCATGATTTCGCGCAGGAGCGACTCGAACTCCGGCGTGTCCATCAGCGCGTCCATCTCGTCGACCTGTTTGCCGTCGATGGTAAAAGCGAGGTCCGCGTCCGTCACCGCGTCGATGCGTTTGTCGATGGCGTCCGACAGGTAGCCGTCGATCAGCAGGTCGGTAAACAGGTCGTACAATTTCGTCCGGTTCCCCAAGTCCGCCAGCCGGAGGGCGCTCCGCCAGGAACCGATGTCGTTCACGCCCCGGTGGATGGGGCGGACCAATATTTCAGTATGGACCGGCCGTTGTTTCGTTCCGACCGAATCCGGGCCTTTTACGGCCACTTTCTTTTTTTTCTTTGCCATGATTCATGTTTCTGTTTTCATTTGATTATACGACCGCTCAAACAGCGTTCTAACGGTCTTTTAGAAATGCTGGCACCGCTTGGGGTTGCTGCCATACGCGATGGGGCCGATCGGGGCGTTGCTTCCCGTTTCTTCTTCTGTTTCCCGGTCGGGCAGGTCGGGCGAGACGTCACCCCGCTGGACGGCCTTCAGCCAGTCGATGGCCCGTTCGTAGCGGTCTTGCCGGAACTTCAAGTCCGTCCCGGCATTGCAGAGGTTGATGAGATGCCAGGTGGCGATATCCTTGACGAATATCAATAGCAACTGGTTCCGCTTGTTTCCCGAAGCGGAGAAAACGCGTGTGCAGTCGAAACGTGTCAGGTAGCCTTTCGCCTCGGCTATGGCCGCGTCGATGGCGGCCTGTGCGATGGTCTCGTCCCCCCGCGTAATGGTTTCGACCTGTTCGTCATGCAGGTGGGTGTTCAATTCCTGTATTGTCAAAAATGCCATGATAGAATGTGTATTTGGGTTAAAAACGTTTCCGGTTCCTGGGGCGTGTCCCGACGGCACAACTGCCCGCCTTGACCACCATCGCCTTTTGCTGGCAGATGAAAAAACCGCCCTCTATCGCGTCGGGACCGTCGGCGGGTGCCGGCAGTCCGTCGTCGAAAAGGAGGAACTGTTCCTCCAGGCGGGCCATATTGGGATTGTCCTTCTCCGCGATGTTCAGGATCATGCGCCCGGCACGGTTCAGGGGTTCCAGGTTCCCCTCGATACGCGCGAACTTGTCCGGCTTGTTGCGAAGGTCGGGCGATATGGGGATGATGTACCCCGTCTCTTCCCATTTCTTTTGGAAAAGCGGGACGAACACCTGCTCGTAGAACGGGTCTTGCAGCTTGTTGTTCTCAATGGAGTTGTACACCTGTGTCCGGTCAGCCACATAGTCGCGCAGATAATAATACCAGTTGACGAACTCCTCGTTCTTCACGTGGTCGAGGTATCCGGTGATGACATACAGGTTCCCGTCCAGCACGCCCATCAGGAAGTTGGCCTTGTAGGAGCCGAGCTTCTTCACCCCCTTTTTGTTGGATACCTTGTTGGACGGGGCGGGGTCGCCGTAACTGACCAGGAACGGGAACTTGTGGAGTGGCGGCACCGGTCCCCACTTGATCTCCTTGAAATAGCACCCTTCGGTCACCGGGTTGTTGAAACACTCCTTTTGTGCGCTGGCGGCACTCACCTGTGCAAGGACATCGTCGATTGTCTCCTCATCGTTCTTCTCCGGCCAGACGGAAGTCCCGTAGGCGAAATCGTTCTTGGGATCCGGGTGGTTGATATCCACCATGCGCAGGTTGATGATGTCCCAGTTCCCGATCGGCTTCTCCCGGCGTGACAGCTCGAGCGCCTTCTTGCCGGCCCGTGCCACGCAACAGTCCTTGGCGATGATGTTCCCGCAAAAGATCGTGAGCAAGGGTTCCGAGAAAGAACGGGTGAAATAAAGCGCCTGCTCGAACCAGTTCCATTTGTCGTTCACGATCTCCGGATTGCGGCATTCCTCGTCGGTGTCGTAATCATCCACGAGGATCGTGTCCGGACGTACCTCCTCGATCTTGACACCACGCGGGCTTTGCCGTGCCCCGACCGCCATGAAGGAGGCTCCCCCCTTGGTGATGAAGTTGTCTTCCGTCCATTTGAATCCCCTTTGTTCGCCGTAATAGAACCGGATACGCTGGTTGGCCTCCAGTTGTGCCCGGTAATGGGCAAGCAGCTTGATGGCGTTGTCGAGGCTGTTGGAGCAGAGGATGATGTTCCGCTTCTTTCCGGTCAGGACCAGGAAAAGGACAACGAACATGACGACCGTGCTCTTGGCCAGCTCACGCGCCCAGGATAAGACCTCGTACCAGTTCTTAGGGCTATCAACCAGCCGTTTTATGGCCTTTTTATGGAAGGAGGCAAACTCGTATTTGGCATAGTTCGGAAACATCTCCTTGATCCAGAGCAACGGATGTTTCTCTAAGTAGGCCAACCGCTTCTGCCGCTCTTCGTAGGGCATATCCAAATCGACTGCCGTATCTTTACGGATGGACTTCAGGTAGGCATCCCAATCTTCAAGAGCCTGTTTATCTATGTTTTTGAGTGGTTTCATTTGAGCCGGTCTTTTATATAAGCGTCAAAATAAAAGCTGAGTTCCTTCGCCTTTTCCGTGTCCGTCTTGCGTATCCAGTCGAGGATGCCTTTGGAAACGCTGATAATGTCGGCGATCCCGGTCTCCTTCTCCATCTTTTCGATGGCGGCCGCCAACTTGTTGATCGTGTCGGCCTCCTTGGAGGTGGCGAACCGTTCCCCCTCATCACGCCTGGCAATGGCCTTGTTGATCTCCGCCACCTGCCGGTAGAGGTTGGCCAACTGTTCCTCGCGTGTCAGGCTGACGGAAGCCTTCAATTCCTCCCATTTTTCCGTCTTTACCCATTTGCAAAGCGTCTGTTTGCTGACCCCGACACGCTCGGCCACTTCCGCCTGCGTGAGGTGTTCCTTCAGGTAGAGCATCTTTGCCCACTCCTTCTTTTGCTTTATGCTTAAATCCGTACCCATGCCTGTCTATATTTTGTTGATTTGCACCCTCAAAAGTACGAGCGATTTTCGGGTTGGAATAATCGCAAAGTGCTACCGTACAAACAGATGTAAACAAACTGCAAGTGAGACGTAACCCTTACAGTGCGATTTTTCCGGCTCGTTTTTATCCCACAACTTTGGGGTGGAAAATCAAAAAAAACGATGCCGAAAAAGACATTCATATTACACGACGAGACGGTCAATACGCAAGGGTTCCGGATGCTGACATCGGGAGCCGACCTGTCCGTATTCAAGAACAACCCGGTCATGCTGCTCAACCATGACGACTGGGACCTGCCGATAGGCCGCTGGGAGAACATACGCGTCGAGGGAACCCAAATCCTGGCCGATGCCGTGTTTGACGAAGACGACGAACGAGCCGTAGCCGTCATGGGCAAGGTGGAACGCGGGTTCCTCAAGGCAGCCAGCATAGGCGGATGGCCGGGGAAAAGCTCGGACGATCCGTCGCTGATGTTGCCCGGACAGACCTATCCGACCATGGTCACCTGGACAGCGCGTGAAGCCTCCATCTGCACCATCGGGAGCAACCACAACGCACTGGCTCTGTACGACAAGGAGAACAAGCGGATGGACCTGAACGACAAAGGCACATTGATCAAACTGTTCGATACCGCTTCCGGTATCCATGTATCACATAAAAATGAAACGCAAATGACAATTTTAACAGGTTTATTGAAACTGTCGGACAATGCAAGCGAACAGGCCATTGCCGACGAAGTACAAAAGATCATCCGGCTCCGTGACCAGCTCCAGACGGAGAACGTCACGTTGAAAACAGAGAAAGAGGCGCTGAACGCGAAGGTACAGGCTTTCGAGAAAAAGGAAAAAGATGAACGCAAAGCCTCCGCCATCACCTTGGTGGACGCGGCCATCAAGGACGGACGGCTGGACGCGAAAGGCAAGGAGGCCTGGCTGAAGATGTTCGATGCCGATTTTGACCAGGCCAAGGCACAGCTCGAGGCAATCCCGCCACATATCAGCGTGGTGAAGCAGATTCAGCCCGCTTCCCCGGGCGGTACGGGTAGCGTGAAACTCGCCGACATGACCTTCTCCGAAATCGTAAAGGCGGACCGTCTGAAGGAATTGAAGAAGGACGGGGAACTTTACAAACAGAAGTTCTTCGAGGCTTACGGCAAATACCCTGCCTGAAAACAAGTATAAACCTTTATAAAACAAACAATCAGAATGAAAACGAAATTTATTGTTTCCTTAATTACGGCATTGCTTTTCAATGCCCTTACGAGCGGAGCCTTTGCCTCCGTCCTGGGAGTCAGCCACGGGACAATGTTCGCCCTGCAGATGGGCCTGTCCCTGATTCCGCTGAACCTGTCCGGATGCCTCGCTGAAGGACTGAACCGTGAAATCTGGATTCCGGAGATTATCGAGAAGTTTTACCCCTCGGACTCGTTCCTCGCGCACTCGAAGAGCCTGGATGCCTGGGTGGACAACGACAAACTGCACTTGCAGGAGGCCGGCGTGGATCCGGAGGTGTATATCGACAATGAATTGTACCCGATTCCTATCGTGACACGTACCGACATCCCGCACGAAATCGTACTGAAGCGTTTCGATACCGAGAACACGGTACATATCAACGCCATCGAAATCGAAGAGTCCGCCGAAAAACGCCAGAGCGTGATCGAGGGACACCGCAACTCGCTCCGGCAGAAGTTCGCACGCCTGGCTGCCTTCAACTGGGCTCCGGCCGCTAATGGTGACTTTACACCGGTGAAAGCCGCCAACGGTAATAGCAACGCGAGGGGCTACAAGGCCATGACCTACGAAATGGTGATGGACATGGAACTGGCGTTCGACGAACTGGAAGTTCCGACCGAAGGACGTATCTTGATTCTGAACCCGATGCACGCGATGGATCTCCGTATGCAGGACTTGAACATGTACAAGGCGTTCTATAACGAAAACAAACTGTTCTCCTTCACCGTAGTCCGTTCATCCCTTACTCCGAAGTACAACGGCACGACAGGCCAGAAAGCTCCCTGGAATGCGGCAGTGGCAGCTACCGACGCGCCTTCTTCCCTTTTCTATTACAAGGAGGCGGTAGCCCGTGCCCGTGGAACGGTGGATATGTATTACCGCTTGAACGATCCCGAATACCGTGGCGATGTGGTCGGTTTCAATATGCGTGGTGTCGCCACTCCGGTAACGGGTAAATACTTGGGGGCCGTCTATTCGCCCAAGGCATAATGTTTCACTTAAAAAACAGATACGACAATGAGTTACATCAACATGAAATCGCGTAGGAGCTTCGACTTCTACGCCCCTTACAACGAAGAAGGCGAACGCCTGGTGACCATTCCTTTCCCTGTCGCCGTAGACCGCAAAGTGGAAAAAAATGGCATCGTGCATGATGCCAATCCCGCTTTGGTGACCGTCTCCCCGGCGACCACTGAAACCATCGATGTGGAAACAAAAGTACAGCCGGGATCGCTCCTGATTGTCCGCAATGAAGGTGCTGCCGTCGCTACCGTCGGAGGAGCCAATTGCGCACAGAAGAAAGTAACCACCTTGATGTGGGACGGCAATGCCTACGCAGAGCTGGCAACATCTGCTATTTCTTAGTCTATGGCACGTCTCAAACTCCTCGTCATCCACTGCACCGCCACCCCTGCAGGCCGTGAAGTATCGGCGGACGATATCCGCCGTTGGCATACCTCCCCGCTCCATAAAGGCGGCCGCGGCTGGAGTCAGGTCGGCTATACCGACATGATACACCTCGACGGGACAGTGGAACGATTAGTGGCCAACAATGAAGACGATGTGGTGGATCCTTGGGAGGTGACCAATGGGGCAAAAGGGCACAACTCGACAGCCCGGCACATTGTGTATGTCGGTGGTGTGGACATCGACGGCAAGACCCCCAAGGATACCCGCACGACGAAGCAGCTGGAAGCCCTCGCAAACTATGTGAGGGACTTCCGCCGCCGCTTCCCCTCGGTACAAATCGTCGGCCACAATGAATTGGCGGCAAAGGCCTGCCCGTCCTTCGACGTGCAAGAGTGGATAAAAACAATTTAAAATCAGAAATCAAAATGAAACATGTAAACAGAATCTTATTTGCCATCCTGGCCCTCTACGCGATGGTCATCCCCGTGATGGCCCAGGTGGTGGCCGCTGATCCGCTGTCGGACACGCCCGTCTATGAAGACATCTTCGCCTCGCTGGCAGCGATCGTGGCAGGTGTGCCGGTGATCGTGGAGACGATCCGCGGCTTTTGGAAACAGATGCCCGGTTGGGTGGGCATGGCGCTGAACTGGGTGCTGGGCATCGGCATCTGTATGTTCGGCTGGTGGCAGGAATTAGGATTTCTCGCCGGGCTGGACTGGACGGTCGCCCTGATGTATGGCATCGGTGCTGGTATCGCCGCTTCGGGCTTTGCCGAAACCGGACTCATCCAATGGCTGATCTCGCTCTTCGCCCGCAAGAAGAAAAAAGCATGATGTATGGACTGGAGCGTATTCTTCGACTTTCTCGGTGCCGGCGGCGGGTTGATGGTCCTGCTCAAATGGCTGTCCGACCTGCCTTTTGTCCGGCTTCGGCTGAAGGGTGAACGGGAAGATGCGTTCCGGGAGATGCTTGAAAAGGATTCACGGCTAATCGACGAACTGCATGGAGAGGTCTTGCAACTCAAAGAAAGGTTTTATGCACAAGAGGCTTGCCTGGAAAAACTGGTGCTCTGCCCTCTGTACGACCGTTGCCCTGCTCGCCGGCTCGTGCAGGAGTATAAACGAAAGTACTACTATCCACCGGTTGGACAGTCTCGTGTGGGACAGAAAGGTAAGCGCTACCCCCGAGATAATCCCACCCGCCCGGGCGGCACTCAGTGTCCCGCTGGACAGCCTCCGTAAGCTGCCCGGCGGGGCAGCCTATACAGAGAGAAGCGGACAGGCGACCGTCAGCCTCACCTTCCGAGAGGGTGACGTGATCGCTTCCGCCCGCTGCGACAGTCTCGAGCGCCTGGTGTTTGAACTCGCAGAACAGCTTTATAGCCGAGGGGAACAGACGGAGCAAAAGGAAGAAAAGAAAGAGGCTCCCGTCGCCACCTTCGGCCAACGGCTCAAATGGTGTTCGAGCGGTGTTTTAATCGGATTTATTTTAACGGTAATCATTCAATTCATTTATAAGCTATGGCAGAAACGAAACAAAATATACGATCGGTTGGCTTGAAGGCCGCATTGTTCGGTGACGTAAATAAAGAAGGTGGTATGCCTGCCGAGATGAAACAATTGGCACGCACCATGAAAGGAACCGCCTCGTTCACCACCGAAGCTGATACCGTGACCAACTTCTATTGCGAGGAAGAACCGACCGTCCCGGTCGAAACGGTGGCTTCGGAAACCGGTTTGAAACAGGTCAAGCTCAACCTCATGGAATGGGATAACGATGTATTGGTAGAGGTTTTCGGCGGATCCATTGCCAAGGCACAGGAGGTGACCATCGAAGGCAAGAAATACACTGTCGACAAGTTTAAAGCGCCACGCGATGTAGTGCAGATCGAAAAGGCACTACGTGTCCTTACCAGATATAACGTGGTGATCGACATCCCCCGTGCGAAGATCCTCGCTCGGTTTATCTGGAATTTGGCAGCCGACCAGATCGCCCAGATCGAAATTACCGCAACCGCCATGAGTTCGGCAAGCGAAGAAGACGGGGCCTATGAGATCTACAAATTAGGAGAACCCACGGCATGACCCCGGTAGAAGCCATGGCCGCCGACGCCCTGTTGGACCGGCGGCTCAAAATCAACCTCCCTGCCCCGTGGCTGCTCCGGATCTTCGGGCGCAAGACGGTACCCATCTGGGTGAAGCTGCCCACGGCGGGCAGCCTTATCCGGATGTCATCGCTCTTCACGCGGATGGATATCGACCTGCAGCACCTGCATGACGGCAACTTCGGCAGCGTCTTGGAACAGATCGCCAAGCACGGCGTCACCACCTCACGGATCATCGCCTATGGTCTGCTGCGTGGCACATGGTCGGCACGATTGCTGAACCGTCCGCTCGCCTGGTATATCCGGCAACACATGCCGATGCAGGGATTGGCGGAATTGGCCAAGATCATCGTGCTGATGAGCACGAGCGAGGCTTTTGTGAGCATTATCGCATCGGTCGCTTCGCTGAACCTGATGAAGCCGACGGAGGCGAGCCAGCCGACAGAGACCGGGAGTTAAAGGAGGAGTATGATCCTCCCCATAGCCCGTTCGGACAGATCTACACCCTCGTGCAGCAGGGGGCAATCACGTATGATGAAATCATGAACCGTATCCCGTGGTGCGTCGTTTTGACCATGATCAGCGACCAGGGACGGATGCGGAAGAAAAAAGAAAGAGAAGAGGTACTCCAGAGCGAAGAGGAGGAGCTTGAATTTTTCGGATTAAAGTAGTAAAAGAGACAAATGGCACAGACAGATCCCGTATATATCACCTTTGAATTTCGTGGCGACATCGATAAAGAGGTCAATAAAGTGACGCTCGGTATCAAGGGGCTGCGCGACGAAGCGGCAACAACCTATAATAAGTTGATTGCCGACAGTTCGGCCGCCTACAACGCCATGAGCGCCGAGAGCCGCAAGCTCGCCACGACGATGCAGGAGAATATCAGCAGTCTGCGTTCGCTTTCCGCGATGCAGGAACAGCTGGACCGGGAGCTTGAGGCCGGGACCATAACCCTTTCGGGGTATACGCAGGCAAAAGCAGCCTTGGCGCTGCAGGAGAGCAACCTAAGAGTGGTGATCAGTCAGGGGATGCAGCAGCTGCAACAGCAGATGGCCACCGAACAGGAGGCGTCAGACAGCGTGATCGCCCTGACACGCAAGTTGCAGCAACTGACCGAGGCCTATTCCCGGCTTTCCAAAATGGACCGTGAAGGTTCGGCCGGAAAGGAAATTTTGGAACAGATCCAAAGCGTGGATAATGAACTGCAGACCGCGCAGACCCGTCTGTCGGCGTACAGCCGTACGGCCGGAACTGGTTTCAACAGCCTGCAGATGTCGATCCAGCAGGTGGCACGTGAGTTGCCCTCGCTCACCATGGGGGCGAACATGTTCTTTCTCGCCATCTCGAACAACTTACCTATCTTGGTCGATAACATCAACATGGCTCGCCGGGAGTATCAGGCAGCCATCAAGGCCGGACAGCAGGCCACGCCGGTCTGGAAACAGCTGCTCGGCGGGATCGTCAGCTGGCAGACGGCCCTCGTCGTCGGTATCACATTGCTGACCGTTTATGGCAAAGAGATTACTGCCTGGACCAAAAGTCTGTTCGGCGCCCGGCAGTCGCTTGCCGATGCCTTGGAAACGCTCGAGGAGTTTCAGGAGTCGGTCGCCAAAACATCCTCCACGACGCTCACACAACTGCAGAGAATGTCTGCCGAATGGGAGAAACTGGGCGACAACATCCAGGCGAAAGAACAATACCTCCTAAAGAACCGCACTGCCTTCGAGCACTTAGGTGTCTCGATCGGCAAGGTGACGGATGCCGAGAACCTGTTCAACCAAGGCAAGGAGGCGTTTGTCGCCTCGGTGATGGCGCGTGCCCGTGCCTCCGCCGCGATGACGCTCGCCACCGAGAAATACAACGAAGCGATCCGCAAGCAGCTGGAGGTGGACCGGATGGCTAATACGCAGAGCTATGCCATACAGGGTGGCCAGTTCGGGCAGACCACCTATGTGTCGGGTGAGAACCTTTCGAAAAAGAAGGCTCAGGCAGAAGCAGACAGCCTCTTCGACGAAGCCCGCAAAGTATTGGAAAGAGGGCTGGAATACAGCGAAGAGGAGCGCAAATCCTTGGAAACTGCCAATCTGAAGACTATCCATACCCTTGAGCAGGGAAGCGTGGAAGCGATCAAAGCATCCATCGCGGCAAAAGAAGCTGCCTTGGACAAACTGACCAACAAACAGGACTATGAAGCGGCCCTCAAGGAAATAGAGGCGGAAAAGAAGAAATTGGAAGCAATCATTGGCTCCACAGGAGGCAAAGTGGGCAAAGAACCGGCCCCGCTTGGATCGATTGCCTATTATAACGAATTGATCGCAAAGATGAAGAAGCTGCGCGATCTTGCCACAACGAACAAAGACCGTTCCGCCTTTGCCGAGCAGATCAAGGAATACGAGGAGAAGGTCGCGGATATGGAGAACCGGATCATCATTTCCGGAAAAAAGATCGCCATGGAGACCCTGCAATCCTCACTCGAAGGAATCAAAGTCGATGTAAAGTTTGACAACCGTAACGTGTTGGAAAAGGCGTTCGGCAAGTTCGACACAAGCGACCTTGACCAAATGCAGGAGAAGATCGACAAGGAGCTTAACCGACCGATCAAGGAGGCTCGCGAGGGGATAGTCCTTCTGATCGACCAGTGGGACAGACTTTCGGATGCCGACCAGGCAAGCCTCTTGGCCGAGGAGTGCTATAAAGTGGCTGACGGCATCTCGATGGCTGCTGAAACTGCCGAGCTCTTCAACGAAGCGTTGGGAAGCTCCCTTGCCACTGTCGCCCAGCTGGTGGGCAGCGTCGGCGATATGGCAGGCGGGATCGGCCGCATCATGAGCGGTGACCTCATCGGAGGGGCTTCGGGCATCATCGGAGGCATCACCGGCATCGTGGGCAGCTTTAAGAAAAGGGTCGAAGAAAACAAAAAGATATTGGCGGAATACCAACTGAATCTGGTCGAAACAGCCATGAAGGAGTTGGAGTATAACGCCATCCTACGCGAACGGCTACGCATCCAGCAGCAGATTGGCGAAACCTCGCTCGAATACTTCAACCGTCAGTCTCTCGAACTGAAGAACCAAGCCGGTCAGATAGAGAAAGAGTACAAACAGGTGTGGGAGAAATTGCAGCAGGAGCAGTATATCACAGCTACGCACTACAAGCATGGCACTTGGTTCCGCAAGGCGAAGACCTGGAACGATTACGACTCGCTCGCCGGCAAGACCTACGAAGAGATGGAATCGCTCTATACGCAGGACAAACTGACCGAATCAGCAAAAGTGCTTTTCGAACAACTACAGAAACTGAAGGACGAAGGAGAAGATGTCGCCGGAATGATCGACGACCTGAACGAAGAGATGAAGGAGGCTTTCACCGGAACGAATACGAACGCCATCGCCGACACCATCCTGCAGGGCTTTGCCGAGGGCAAACGCTCTGCCAAGGACTTTGCCGACGACTTCCAAAAGATGCTGAACGATGCAGTGCTGCAGGGGGTGAAGATGAAGGCACTGGAAGAACCGCTCCGCAAATGGTATGAATCCTTTGCCGCCGCCTCGCAAAACGGGCTGACCGCTGAAAGCATCGCCAGCCTGAAGGCACAGTATGACAAGATTATCGAGGATGCAGCCAAGCAGCTGGAGCAGATGGAACAGGTGACCGGCACGACCATCGGCGACGTGATCGACCGCACTTCTACGGCCAAAGGCATAGCCTCGATGAGTCAGGACAGTGCCGACGAACTGAACGGCAATTTCTATGCCCTCCTGATCTATGCCGACCGCACTAATCAGGGGGTGACGAACATCCAAGGGCAGTTGGTAGAGGGATTGTCCCTACTGCAACGCATAGCAAGCAATACCGACCGTCTCGAAGCCATCGAGAAGGATATCCGGCAGACGCGCAGCTCGCTGCAGAATATCGAAAACCGTGGGTTAATACTGAGAAAGCAATGAACAACAACCTATACATAGATGATCTGAATGTGCTTGGCCGTTTCGGCTGCCGGGTGACGCGGGGAGGATATAACGACCTTCTCGCTTTCCCGGCAATGAAAGCGCCGGAGCGGAACGACTGGCCCGAAGAGGATGGCATTGAGGTGGATCTGAGTGACCCGAAGCTGCAGCCGCGAGAGATTGCCATCTCTTTCCTTTCGGATAGCAACTCGCAGGCTTCCGACCTGATTGCCTACCTCTCAGACAAAGGGCTGCACACCTTTCGGGTGCCTGCTTTAGGACGGGAATGGCAGCTGCGCCTCGCCGATCATCCCGGCAATCGGGTTTATCCATCGGCAACCTCTTTTACCTTGAAGTTTGTCGAGGATCTTCCGGTGAGACCGACAGCCGGTGTGTGTGATCCGGACGTATGGTTACCCGAAAGCCGCTACAAGCTGGATGGTAAACCGATAGGCAGATACGGCGTGTATGTCTATGAGAGCCGGAACGCCCTGCTGCGAAATCCGGCGGCAAAGGTGAACCTGCAGCGCAAGATTGCCTCCATTGACGGGCAAATCTACGATGCAGAACACTTGGTCTTCCAGCCGAAAGAGGTCACTTTTAAATGCTTTTTAAAAACTATTCGAAAAGATGCCTTTTGGCAGTGCTGGGATAGTTTTTTTGCCGACCTGATCGCTCCGGGCGAACGGAGGCTCTTTGTAGAAGAGATTGGCAAGTCCTATCCCTGCTACTACAAGAAGATGAGCAATTGCAAACTGCTTACGCTGGGCGAACCGATGGTGATGCAGTTTGATCTGACCTTGGTATTCACCTCGTTCAGACTCTTTGAAACCGATTATTTCTTGGCCACGGAAGATGACATGTTTATTGTCACGGAAGACGGCCTGAACTTTATAGATATGAAATAGGCAATGACAGGACAGGAACAAAGAATAAAAATCAGCGAGCTGCCCCCCTCGGTCAGTTTCTCAGGGCTGTGGACGTTGGGTTACCAGATCGTTGACGGTAAGAAAACGAGCGTAAAAGTTTCATTGGATGAGATCGAGAAGGCGTATGAGGATGCAGTCGCGGCAGCTTCGGCTGCAGGAAAAGCCGCCACCAATGCCCTTTCTGCTGCCGCCCGTGCTGACTCGGCAGCCGGTAAAGCTGAAGGGATAAACGTCGCTATTTCTGAAGCCGAAAGCAAGCGCATAGAAGCTGAGACCGCCCGTAAAGAAGCCGAAGCCGAACGTGCCCGGATAGAGAATTTACGCCAGGAAACGGAAAAACTTCGTGAAGCGAATGAGATTCAACGAATCGCCGACGAAAACACCCGAATCTCCAAAGAAAACGAACGGCACGCAGCCGAATCTCTCCGGATAGAAGAAGAATCGAAACGATCCACCGCCGAGGCCGCCCGATCCGAAGCCGAACAGGCACGATTCACCGAAGAGACGAAGCGAGCCGACAACGAAGCCAAACGCGTCGCCTCCGAAACCTTGCGTAACCAGTCCGAAACGAAACGCCAGGAAGCGGAAACTCTCCGCGACCAGGCTGAACAGGGACGTATTGCCCAAGAGACCGACCGCGATACAGCTGAACAGGAGCGCATTTCCAAGGAAAAGGAACGAGTCCAAACGGAACAGGAACGGATTTCAGCCGAAACAATCCGTGCCGAAAAAGAAAAAGCCCGTATCATCGAAGAACAACTTCGGGAAACATCGGAATCAACCCGCCAGGCAAACGAAACAACCCGTCAGGCACAGGAAGAACAACGGGAACAGATGACAGCCCAGGTTATCCTTGATGCTGAACAGGCAACCGGCGAGGCCAACACAGCCGCCGACCGCGCCAATCGTGCAGCCGAAGCCGCCGAAGGAGTCATCAGTGGACTGCAACCCGAC